AGTAGATTCATAAATTTCAGTATAATCTGATTTACCTACTCTTTCTAAAGTAGTAGCATATAGACCTATTTTACCAAAAGCTAACTTTAATCTATGTACTACTAAGGAGGAATTAATATCAGATTTAAATTGTTGTCCTACTTGTTGCCCTACATATAATCTCGGGAACTTTACATTATATTCATATAGATAACCTATATGTACTGTAGCACTAGACCAATCTCCAGGTACAGTGAATGTAGCACCTGCAGATGTAACAGTTACTTCAGCATATCTACCTTCTCTAGCTGTAGCAGAATTAGAATCAACAATAATAAGCTTACCATTAGGTACTGGATTTGTACTTACATCTGATTGCCAATTAAATACACAACTATTACTTCCATGAGTAAATGTAGTTAAACGTGTAGTTGAATCAAACACACCTCCTTCGATCTCTACATGATTATCTAGATGTAATAGGTAATTAACACTATCTTGATCTATTGAAGGATCAGCAGCAGCTTGTAATATATTTATACTTTGTAAGAAATTATCTTTATCTAAGAAGTAATAAGTATCATCAACTATGAAATGGTATTTAATAGGTACATTATGTTTCCACTTAAACCATGCAGATTGTTGTCTTTGATCGGCTTGGTTAAAATATTTAAAACCATATACTATATCAGTATTATGCTTACTAAACATAACAATACCATTTTCTCTAGAATTTGTAACTAGATCAATACTATTAGGTAATAAAGAAGGTACTAGTTTACTAGCTTCTACAATATCAGGTTTACCTTCTCTGCTGATATTAGCCATTTCTTGGAATCTACTATATTTACCTGAGTTATCTATGAACCCAGTGGTAGTACCCATATTGATAGGAGGTAATTCTTTATTATAATTATAAGTAGCAATAGCTCTTAATTTAGCAGTATCTGGATTAAATATAGTATCATCTGAAGCTAGTAAGAATTGTTGGTTTGTACTGAAACATAATAGCCCAGCTGGTGTTTCTATTCCATCAAATAATTCTGAAGGAAATGTAGAAGAACTAGATATATCTACTGGATCAGATCCACTAACTGTTAAAGCAGAGTTAAGCCAGAAATTATTTAATCCTCCAGCTCTAGATGTAATAACATTTTCTCCAGATAAAAATACTAATCTATTTCTAAAGAATAATACTCTATTTATCTTAGATGAACCATCAGCAAATGTAGGTTTAGGGTTAGTTACATCGTCACCTACTTCTCTGTCAGCCCATGAGTATTCTTTGACTAAAAATATTATAGGATTAGTACCACTAATAGCTTGTCTTTGTAAGATATGAGGCATAGTAGCAGCATTTAAACTCTTTACTACACCTGGAGCTGCACACTCTTGCCATGAACCAACACCGTCCGTGTTGTTTTCTCCTACAAATTTAACATAATAATCGTCTTCTTCTGAGTTTCTAGTATTAGATACTTTAACTATATAGCCATGCTTACATTGTTGAGGTAACTCTGATACATCATTAACCTCTCCTTGCATGACTCTCATCAAATCTCTTTCTACTATTTCTACATTAAATGCTTGAGAATCAGAGTATATATAAATACCATTACCTATAATTTGATAAGAAAGTCCAGTACCACTTAGTTCGGAGACGATACCACCTAATATAGTATCAGGTGTAACAGCTGTATCAGCGTCAAATGGGGTAGGTCTAGGACGTATAAGGCCGTTTGCTCCTCCATTAATAGTAACTCTAACAGGTATTGTTTCATGTTTTTCAACTTCAATATTATATGTATAGGAACTAGAGGAAGCTGTCATACTTATATTTCCAGTTTCATCTCCATCTGCCCAACCTTCTCCACCATGTAGTAACTCTACATTTCTATTATATGTACATGCGTAATGGCTATCACTTTCTCCATTACCACTCATCCTACCTTGCTGACCTAAAGTAGTAATACGATATATTAAGTTTTTCTTTGAGCCACTATCAACACTAAAAACTTGTGTACCTATACCTGTACATCTACCAGTACCAGCCCCTTCAGTTAAATTATCAGCTTTAATTTTTATTTGTGTAGCTACAGAATTATTAGTAGTACCAGTTTGAGCAGGGTCATGGATATTTAATGCATATTGTCTACCGTTTTCTGTTCTTAATAAATCTACAAATGCTGAGTGTGCATGTGGTCTACTATCTGTAGTACCTGTTGTAGTTACAACTGTATCTCTATTATTTAGAAATGTACTATCATTAATAGTTAAAGCTTGTACGTCTTCAGTATTACTAGCTGATAGATAGTTTGTAATCGAGGTATGAGAAGCAGTACCTGAGTTATAATTACTCTGAGTATATGCTCCACTAACTGCGGCATAGTGTACAAATATCTCATCACCAGCAGAGTTTACTTTAGTACCCCCTGCATTATAAATATCTTTCGTACACCACATTCTAATTTTACCATCAGTTGCTACTTCACCTATATAAGAGCCTTCAGTTTCATCACGATAATAATGAAATAGTGTAGTCTTAGTGCTAGTAGTACCTTGTACATTAGCTAATTTAGCTGTTCTTATCCTAGTAGCACCAGGTCTTTTATATAAACCATAGGTAATATCTGGTATAGAATTTTCTGTATCTGCAACTTGTCCTGGGAGTTTTAATTGATCTGGCTGTTCAGATATACCCCCATTATAAGATTGTACTGTTTGAGTAACACTAGCCATTATCTTCTAAGGTTTCTCCAAGGTTGATATGTTGTATAAACACTATCTTCTGGGAATCCAAACATAGTAGGATTACCTTGATTGCATTCATACTCTAACAAAGAAGCTCTAGCAAGTGATTCTTGATTTGCTAAGAGTTGAGTTAGTTGTGGGTTAGCTACAAGTTGAGTAGCTGCTTGTCTTGATGCTCTATATATAATATATCTTTGAAATACAGTAGGTATTTTCTCGAATTCATATAGAGTAATGACATCTAAATATATACCATCAGATGATAGTTCAGACCAATCATCTGTATGATCAAACTTGTCATATAAATTACCATTTCTAATTACTACATCATATTGTCTAGCTACCCAGCCATCCGATACATCTATCTTTAGTACATTTGTAGCAATAGGTATCTTATTAGTAGTAGAATCAGCTTGATATTGAACATGTTTTTCTGTATTAAAATGCCATCCTTCAGACTGTACATCTACATTAGAATCTCTTAATAGATTATATATAAATGATACTTCTGGATTATCATAATTTATTGTTGTTACTGGTGATTGACCGATAGCTCCCAGTATTGCATTTACAGCGGATAGTTCGGTATCGGTATCAATTGTTGTGGAAGCCATAAGTTATATGTAAAAAAAAAAGGGAGTCCGAAGACCCCCCTATATGTTGGTTAATTGTAAGTATTATTACCAGCCTGTTAGTGAAGCACCGGAAGCGTTTGCAACACCAGCATAGAGCTCAACTGCAGAAGCAGGATTAAGAGTATCTACACCCATTGCAAGACGTCCAAGAATCACGTCACCTTGGTAAATTACTGAAACATCACCTGAAGTAATTTGTACTTGAGGTCCAATTGCTTCGACCACACCTACTGCTTCACGTTGGAAGATTAATCCGCAAGAGTTTGCGAACTTAGATCCTTCACCGTAGTTGTTAACAGTAACGTTATGCTCGTTAGCCATTGAAGCTTCAACAAATGATCCTGTATTACCAGGAGAAGTTATAGAAGTTTCAGAATAGTTTACACCATACTGTCCGAAGTGAGGGACATTCATGGATTTATAAATCTTGATCCCAGCGATCTCGAATACACCCTTACCTGATTGTAGGGCATCTCCTTGCTCGTCACGGTTAACAAGATAAGCACCGATTCCAGAACCGTCAAGTCCTCTGATTAGTTCGTAGTACTGTCTTGGAGATAGTACAGCGACTCTTCCATCAGAGCTAACACCTTTTTCATCTAGTGCAGAAGCTGCATCATAGAAGGCGTTTACTAGGTTGTTTGGATCGAGACCTTCGGTTTTAGCTGGAGAACCAGCAGCACCTACACGTATTTGTGTTCCACCTGGTTCTACGAAGTTAGCCTTCGTGATTGGTGCAGCAGTACGTGCAGCTTGTGTAATCTTACGGAAGATTTTTCTATCATAATTTTCGGCTAATGCGTAACCGATTTTGCGACTTATTTCGCCTCTCAAATCGTAATGCGCAAGTGTCTCATCGAGTTCATATACGAATGCACTTGAGATTAAGAGGTCATCACATTGGATGGTCTTCTC